AAAACAAGGAACAAGCAACCGCAGACCTTAAAGCAAAAGGTATTCTCATCGAAGTAGAATTCAACGGAGAGAAACACGAAGCATACGGAAGCGGAGTTCAAGCAGTTGTAGAGATAGGATTGATTATGATAACTCCTCCCGTAATGGATGGAATGGAAGTAATCGAGCAACCTATTTACGCAGAGGGATATCACTACGACGTAATGAGCGAAAACACCTACGACTTCGGGAGTAACTTAGTTGAGCCGAAGAATCCTAAACACGCCTTCGCTGGTCATTCGGTGAAGGAAGAGGTTGAGTACATTCCACAATTTAACATCAATGAATAATGGCTCAGACAATCATAGCATCACCTCAAGAATTTTCACCGGCATACAATCCGCTGAAGTTCATTGTTGATTCAACCAACAAAAACAAATCAGCATTCAAATATGTATTCCAGGTATTTGAGGGAGGTACGTCAAACAAGATTGCAGAGTACAAAGTCCTTCCAAGGATATCCGATGGATACGGTGAGCAGGATCTATCTAAGCTCATTCAAGCAAAAGTATCTTGGGATTTAGATACATCCATCACATCCTGGTATAACGCACCGAATTCATATTATCAATATGATGTGAAAGTTGGTGAGGAGTACACATATCAAGTGACCTATGTGAGCAACCTCACAAACAATGGAGGGAATGTTCAAATCAATGTGAGCAACATCTTCAATGTAGGTGATCAGGTAGTCATCATTCAAGCTGATGGTGGTGTGGCGAATCCTTTGCTTGAGGGATTGCATACTGTTACCGCAGCATCGGGTAGTGCGTTCACTGTCAATGTCGCATGGTCCTCAGTGACCAGTGCATCAATCGATGGCAGTGTTCGATATGCTGACAATCGTAAACTCATCACATTGGATATCTCATTATTTGAGGATGAAATCGCATTCAATGGTGCATTCAGATGGGATGATTGGTCAACATATGACTCAACCGATTACAAGCTCACATTGGTCAATAAAGAATGGTTGACAAACCAACCTCAAGAATTCAGTTGCACATTGGCTCAGGATTTATATCTTGATCTCAGAAACGTCAAAGGGAATAATCGCATTGTGTTCGTCAATAGCAATGGAGCAATATTCTTCAAAGCAATCAATAACCTTGGTGAGATATCTCAGATACCGGTTGGACCAAATAACTACGGTACATTAACAGGAACGGGAGCTCTCATTGATTCCACTGTTGATTGGTATGAGGTATATTACCGCACCGCAGCAGGTGTTGACTCAATCAGATACCGAATCAACCTGGACCGAAGAGAGTCCATCACTGAATATGATATCTTGTTCCTTGACCGCCTTGGATCATTCTCCTCATTTGCATTCCAATTGAAATCATATGAGAGGGGAGAAATCACACGAGAGATGTTCAACCGAGATGTCAAAGGATATGTTAATGCCAATGATAATTGGACGTACAAAACCGAGGACATGGGATTCACTCAACTGAATTTAAATGTGGTGAAATCATTTGACCTCAATACCAATTGGATGACTCAAGACATGGCAGAATACTTTGAGGAGCTTTTGACATCACCTCAGACATTTGTCAAATCAGTTGAGTATATTTGTGGTGAGGGACCGGTATCAAGCACATACCAACCATGCATCATTCAGAACAATTCATACGAGGTATTCAAGCAAAGAAACAAGAATTTAATCAAGCAAAGCATCACAATCAAATTAGCAAACCAGGACAATATCAATGGTTAAGATTCAAATCCAATATACCTCAAGCATCAACACTCAAGTTGTTGCATTCGAGGACCGAGTGATTGCCAATGGAGGTACATTCGAGGCGGCTCAATGTTGCATTGAATATCTCAAAACTCTTGGTGATGACATTCAACATGGAGGATATCTTGATGTGAAGGAAGGCACCGCATTCCCTCTCAACTTCTCAGTTGGTGACATCAGAGATTTAAGCAAGAGAAATGGTACCTTCTCCAAAACAATCACTTTGGTTGGGAATAAGAACAACCATAACATCCTTGGTCATCATTACGATGTCAACATCCAAGATGGTACATTCAACATCAACACGATCACCAAATGTACGGTGCTTCAAAACAACATTCCAATCATTGAGGATGCATTGCTTCAGTTGGTGAATGTACGGAAGTCGCAGCTCACCGATGCATATGAGCAGATGATTGAATATGAGGTATTGGTGAAGGATTCTCAAGCTGAGTTTTATACTGCCATCACCAACAATGAGCTGACTGATTTGGACTTCAGTGATTTGAATCACTCGTTTAGTGCATCGACAATATACAATTCATTCAACAATACAGTGAGTGACGGGTACAAATACCTACTCCCATACAAGAATTCACTTGAGTATTCAGTCAATGAATTGAAACCGGCTATATATGCCAAAACTTACTTTGATCGCATCTTCTCGAATGCAGGATTCACATACGATTGGACCGGCTTGAGTGCTGCCCATTTCGACAAATTAATCATTCCCTACAATGGGGATGTGAATGATTTTGATTACAATGATTTTTTGGTTGAGGCATCCAATACCTGGACAACTTCCTATGTGCAACCTCTCGGATTAAATAATACATTCTCTGAGGTCATAACCGGATGGAATGAGATAACCGATGTGCAGTCATTATTCACACCTTTAACGGGGGAATACTCCACACCTTTCACATCGAATCCATTAGCAGGTCAATATTATCAGTGGAAGATTGAATTATCAGGTACATTAGTTTTGGATAATAGTTACACTCAGACCGCTAAACTTCTCCCATTTGGAGGAGGTTCAATTGCTTACAATAGATATCGAATATTTGCCAAGGTAAATGTGGCAGGTTTTGGAAATGGTGCAGTTTATGGTGATCCGGTAATTTTACAATATACATCTGGTTCACCTCTTCCAATTGGAAGTACAGTAATCCAATCAATATCCACAACATTAGATTTCTCAGCATTATTCAATTCAGCAACAAGCACACCGGTTATCAATGCTTCGGATATTCAGATACTGAGTATTGGTGTTGAGGTTGTGCCATGCCTTGATGCTGCCGGTACAATAACAAATACTTTTGGTCATCTATGGGTTGGAACTACTTCAGGATTTGCTCAAGTAGATCCTATACTTGATTTAACATCAATCAACCTCAAGGTTCTTCCATCTGATAATATCCAAGTGATTGGAGGAATTCAAGAGGTGAATGATTTTGTACCTCTCAAGGTGAAGCAATCTGATTTCGTGAAGTCAATATTTCAGATGTACAATTTATATGTTGACATTGATCCCAATCAACCAAATAAACTTATCTTCAATCATCGAGATGAGTTTTATGATTCAGGAGCGGAGAGAGATTGGACCTATAAATTGATGAAGGATAGAGAGCAAAATCTCCTATTCCTTCCGGACGTCACAAACAAAAAACTTAAGCTCACATATAAAGAGGATACCGATTCAGCCAATGCAGTATACACTCAGATGACCAATGAGATATATGGGCAGATTGAATATACCTTTGACAATGAATATGTGAAGGATACCGATACCAAGGAATTGATATTCTCACCAACACCGGTCACACGCACTCCATTCAATGCATATGTTCCCATGATTAGCGGTCAATCGCCAAGCGTGAACATTCGCATCTGTTATGATGGAGGACAACAGTCATGCAACCAATGGAATCTGATTGAGAATGGGAGCAATGGGATATATGGTATTCAGGAATATCCTGCGATTGGTCACTTTGATAATCCATTAACACCAACCTTTGATATCAACTTTGGAACGTGCGACTATTATTTTTACCAAGTGCCAACCTTGACTGCGAACAACCTTTACAATTTGTATTGGAGGAGAACAGTCAACCAAATCAATGTGGGGAAAATGCTCACCGCATACTTTGACTTGAGAGAGGATGACATCCAAATCATGAAGCTCAATGATAAGATCCGCATTGACAATTCATGGTGGAATATCAACAAGGTAGTTGATTACGATGCGAACAATACCGCACCCACTAAGGTGGAGCTTATCTCAATTGATTCTGATATTGACTTGGCACCATTCCAAACTGCTCCAGGTACAACAACCGGAGGCAATGTCATCAATGATGCAGTGACCAATGCACTACGTTCAGCAACAACAACCAACAATGTGGTATTGAATGGAGCTGATGTAATCATCAGAGGTCAAGGCAATGCAGCTCTTCCCAATGTGAGAGGGTTAATCATTGGAGATGGCAATACATTGGATCAGGATGGAATCATCACGCCTCGCATCAATGGGATATTGACTGAGAATGCATTGATTCAATACACTAAGTACACTGCCAATATCACTCAAGTGGGTACATCCGCACCAACGGTTGGTATCTTTGAGAATTCATTAACTGCAATCACATGGACTCGGACATCCAAAGGGAATTACCTTGGTACTCCATTGATTCCATTTGTGGCAGCAGATACATTTGTAACAATTAGCAGTGTTCAGCATGATCACCTCACATCCGCATACATCAACACTGATGGCAATGTGGTAATTCAAACAACCAATACATCAAACCATCAGCATGAGGATGGCATATTAAAAAATTCACCATTAGAAATCCGAGTATATGAGTAATGAGGTAGCAATTGATTTAACGTTAAACGGGGTTGGCTCCCTCAAGTCACAATTAAAAAGTTTAAAAGCTGCGATTGCTGAAGCAAGTGATCCGGAGCAAATGGATGCACTCGCAAAAAAAGCGGGAGAGGTATCGGATAGGATAAAGGATGCTAATGATGCGGTGAATGTCTTTGCTTCAGGTTCAAAATTTGAGCAGATATCTTCATCATTTGGAGGTATCAAGGATTCAATCATGTCATTGGATTTTGATGAGGCATCGCAAAAAGCAAAGACCTTCCAAAAAGTAATGGGAGGAATTGGTAAGGCAGACATATCCACTGCATTGAAGGGACTCGGAAAAACAGTCATGACTCTTGGAAGTACATTCATGAAGTTGGGAGCTCAGATATTAATGAATCCAATATTCTTAATCACTGCGGTTATCGTTGCTATTGTGGCAGCTATTGGAATATTCTTGAACAAGATTGGTGTACTTGATAAGGTACTTGCTACACTGATGTATCCAATCAATTTACTTATCCAGGGATTCAAGGACCTTACTGATTGGTTAGGATTGACTCAATACGCAGCAGAGGAAAATGCTGAGAAAATGGTTGAGGCAAATAAAAAAATACAAGAATCATCCAAGGAAAGGGATGCGGTCACAAGTCAAATGTACTCCAATCAAATCGCATTACTCAAAGCTCAAGGAAAGGATACCTACAAAACCGAAGTTCAAGCATCCATGGCAATGAGCTTATCAGCTAAGGAAAGATATACCTCAGCGAAGAAAGCATTGGATGCACAATTAGCACTTGGAAAATCAGCAGATAAAGAAAAACTCAAAGAATTAAGAAAGCAACTTGCCGATGAAAAAGCAATCATTGTCCAGGGGCGTTCTGATCGTCAGATATTAGCAATCAATGATGCCAATGAAGATGCAGCAGCAGCAGCAGCAGCAGCACAAAAGGCAGCAGATAAGAGAAAAGAGAATGCAGCGAATCGATTATCAGCGGAGAGAGCAATCATTGATAACCGTATCGCATTGGTTGCTGATGAAAGTGCAAGAGAATTGCAAGAGATTCAAGAGAAGTATCGACGTCAAGTTGAGGATATCAAGAAAAATGAGAAACTCACTGCGAAAGAAAAAGAAACTCTCACAAAACAAAGCAATGACCTACTCGCAAAAGCTGAGTTAGATTTTCAAGCTAAGCAGACAAAGATTGCTGAGGATGCCGGAAAAGAGAGAACCAAAAAAGCTCAGGAAGAAACTGAGAAAAAAATTGCAATTGCAGATGCTCAATGGTTGAGATTGCAAGAGCTTACCACTGATGCAACAGAATTTGAAAAACTCAAAGCTCAACAAAAATTTGATGAGGAGGTTGCTGCTGCCGGTGCCAATGATGAGCTTATTAAAGCACTTACCACTCAGCTTCAAAAAGACCTCACAAAAATTGATGAGGATGCGGCTAAGGATCGTGTCAAAATAAAAGAGGATGAAGAGAAAAAGAAAAGAGAGGCTCAACTTAAAACTGCCAATGATGCATTGAGTATTGCTGAGGATGGAGTGAAATCAATCCAAGCTCTTGGTGATATCGCATTCGCAGCCAAGATGAAGAATGTCAAGAAAGGAAGTAAAGAGGAGGAAGCTCTTGCCAAGAAACAGTTTACATTCAACAAGTCAATGCAATTGGCAGGTGCAGTTGTCGATGCTGGTAAGGCGGTCACCGCTTCATTGGCAGCAGCTCCATTGGCAATTGGTGTGGTACCAAATCCGGTTGGTATCGCTAATCTTGTTGCAACCGCAGCAATGTCCGCAGCCAATATTGCGAAGATAGCATCAACACAATTCACATCAACATCCGCACCACCACCACCGGATACCGCAGGGGGGAATAATTCGGTAACTTCATCAGTGCCATCATTCACACCTGGTAACTTGTTTGGTCAAGGTAACAATCAGAACAATACCGAATCAACTGATTCCAACAATATCACCGTTACCGCAATTGTAAGTGAAACGGAAATAACATCCACTCAAAACAAAGTAAGCAAAATCCAAAAATCCTCAGAACTATGATATCATATCAAGCACTCACCGATGAAATAATCGCATTCTACAATGCACACCTCCAGGTTAAAAAGGTAGGTACTGATTTCAAGGAACAATTATTCAACTTTGCCACAAAGGATGAGAAGTATCCTCTCGTGTATGTGGTACCGGTGGATGCAATTCCAAGTGAGAATGTCACTTTGTTTACCTTAGAAATCTATTGCTTTGATATCATCCAAAAGGATCGTGCGAATATCACCACAATTCTCTCAGATACTCAGCAGATACTCAATGACCTTTATTTAAATTACACATTCTCATTGATCGATACTGATTTTGATGTGGAAGGATTCCCTACCTTTATCCCATTGAATAATGACCTCTTGGATTATGCAGCAGGTTGGTTGATGACCATCACATTTGTGATCCCTTCATGGACCGATTGCCAAATTCCAAAACAAATTGGTGATTAAACTTAATATATAAGTATGGGAGTTTATAAAAATACCGGAGAATTCAACATCCTTTATCCAACGAGAAGGAAGGTTGCTAATGTTTTGAAGAAAGTAATCAAGGATGAAGGGTTGATTGATACCTCAACCTTATATGATTCAGTGCGTATCAATGCCAAGGTGAGCCTTGAGGGCAATCTTCGTATTGAAATACTTGCAGCTTATTACTTTGGATTCCTTAACAACGGTACAATCAGTATCGCACCCTTTCATTTAGTGAAAAAATTCAACACTCAGCTTGAGCAGAGTGGATTGATATCAGAGATGTATGGGCAGTATGTGAGCAAATTGGCTCAGACATTCCCCATCCTGGAGCTTGGTGGATTGCTTCGTAAAAAAGTGAAAGTTATTTATGACTTCCAACCTTTGTATGGAGAGTTTTGGGATGCTCTTGATTATTAGATTTCAAGCTCTTTCCTCATTGCAAGGAAGTTGAATATCAATACAAGTTTTGTATCGGTGATTGCATCAAACTTTGAGAGGTCACCTTCACACATCATCCATATCAACTGCTCCCATCCCCATTTGGATGCTTTCTTCTCTTGTTCTTGTTGCTTCAATTCTTCCGGATCATCAATCACTTCATCATCCTCAAAGGATTCAGTCATCAGATTGGCATGGCTATCCAGGAACGATTGACGAAATTGAAGGTACTCCGGTATCAATCCGAATACTGAGGTGATTGGATATTCATTGAATAGATGTACTCTCTCAGTTGATTTGAATTTGTATGGCTCAGTGATTACATTCCCCCATTCATCGGTTGATGTCTTCCGGTAAAGTATCGCACATATGTTTCTCAGATTCTTGATATAGTCATCAGTGACGAATGCCTCCAATGTAATAAACTCACCAAGAGTGATATCAACGAATGGCTTGAGCTTCAATTCACCGAGCTGATGTTGATATCTCTTGGATGGTTCTGAAGTCATCCATGCAAGTTGCTTGGTCAGTTCCTGGAGTTCATCCAATTCAATCTCATCAAATTCCTCAATGGGAAGGTCAGAGAGGATGGAAAGCACATCAGTGTTATATTGAAGTGTGCCATCCTCAATGTTGAGTGACCTTATCTCAATGAATTGCTCAATCGTTACTTGGCTCCAATGCTTCGGGAGATTGAGATTGAGCATGGCTTGATATTTTATTTGTTACGAATACTAAATAAGGCACTGCGATTTCAGCCTTCAATTGATTGAATAGTTTTGATTTATGCTTGAGGTGAGCTTCAGTGTAATGCTCGGTACTTGATAAGTCAGTTCGTTTGAACATCAATGCCATCAAATCACTGATCCAATTGGATGACTTCCTTCCAACAATCTTCTCAATCATCTTGGTATCCTTCACTGATATCTTCATTTGTGCAGCGTAGGTGTATCCTTCCAATTCAAATGACTCAACTGCATCCTTCGCTTCAAAATTATTGGAATTGAATTCCTTCACCTTATCAATAAACTCGGATAGGTCAACATCATTATCATCCCACTCGGATTCCTTCACACCAAAGTATTCAAAAATCTTGATGTATCTCTCGATATTATCAAGCTCTTGGTTGTTGGTGATTTCAGTCACTTTCTCGAATTGTTCAATGGTCAATTCATCCATCTTGTTGGGAATCTCCCTTTCAAATATTTTTATCATATGTGTAATTTATGAACAAATTTACATTTTTTTTAATATATACATGACCAAAGACCTACCTATTTACAAAATCACAATTGATCCGGAGTATTCTGATGGGGAGGATTTAGGGATTGAGCAAATTGCTTTCACATCTAAACCTGCAATCAAGGTCAAAGGAATGGCATTCAACCAAGCTGAGAGAATGGTTTTTGCAGATGATTTGAAGTATCGCATCACTGCTCCTGCCATGATACCGATGGAGATATATCGCAAGGACAATGAGGATGGAGATTACTATGTTCAGTTTTCTGAGGAAACAATCGCAAAAATTCACGAGAAGTTCATGAGTGACCTTCGCAATCGTGACCTTTTCAACCTGGAGCATGATACATCCAAAACAGTTCCGGCATATATTTTAGAAACTTGGGTTGTGGACCAACCAACAAAAGACAAAGCATTCTCAACATTTGGCATTGAAGTTCCAAAAGGGACATTAATGGTGACTGCTCAGATAACTGATAAAGAGTATTATGCTGAATTGGTTGCCAATGACCAGGTGGGATTCTCAATCGAGGGATTCTTGGGGTTGAAACTTAGTAATCAATTAAATAAATATAGTATGAAATTACCTGATGGAGAGCATCTAATAGAGGGCAAAATTTACATCGTTGTTGATGGAGAGGTTGTTGAGATTAAAGATGCACCGGTTACCGAAGAGGTAGCAATGGAGGAAACCGTTGTTGAGGAGGAAGAGATTCCAACTGAAGATGGAGGTCCCGAAGTGACTGATGAAGTTGTTGAGGAAGAAATGGCAATTGATCCTGCAATGGATTCAGAGGCTATCCTTGCAATCGTTACGCCATTACTTGAGGAGAGAGAAAGAGCAATCATCGCATTGATCGCTGACCTTCGCAACCAAATTGAAGAAATGATGATTCCTGAAACAGAGGATGAAGTCGAAATGAAAAGAGAGGAAATGTCGATGCAAGAAAAATTTGCTCGATTCAATAAATTTAACAACCAATAAAAAACAAACAAATGTCAAGAAAATTAAGATTTGATTTAGACGTGGATGCTTCAGCTTTATTAGCTGCGAATCCAGAGGCTTTCTATTCGAAAGCATATTTATCCTCAGCGGATATCACTAACAACTTCCGTACTGTACCGGGAGTGAAGGCAAAAACGAAATTGGCTACCGTATTATTCGGGAACATTTTGAAGCCTTCCAACTGCTCATTCAATGCCGATGTTGATGATTTATCAGCAGTAGAAATTGATGTATGTGCATTGTCAGCAATGGCACAAATTTGTCAATTTGACCTTGAGCAATCATTCGTATCATTACAAATGACAAAAGGATCAAACGGTGATTTCTCTGTTGCTTCATTCATGGACTTCTATTGGGGAGAAATGGCTAAAGTTATCGGTCAAAATATCGAGTTGATTCGTTGGCAAGGTGATACAGAGTCATTGGATGAAACATTGGCTTTGTGTGATGGTTACGAGAAAAAATTGTGTAACACTGTGGGAGTGATTGGTCGATACGGTGGTGTGATTACAACTTCAAATGTTATCGCTGAGATGGCAGGAATGATTGGAGATGCTCCAGCATCAATCGTTCGTAAAAAAGCGGACCTTCGTTTACACGTTTCTACTAACGTAGCTAACGCATACGAACTTGCTGCTGCTCAAGGTAACACATTAACGTATGTGACTTTACCATTAGGGTTGACGTTCTTAGGGATTCAACTTGTAGTTAACGAGGGTATGTCAGATAACACGATGGTGCTTACATTGAAGGACAATCTTATTTATTCCTTCGATGCTGAAGGAGATGATAAAGCATTGAAAGCTATCAACTTAGCTGATACAGTTGCTGAGCCATTAATCCGTACTCGTGCAAACATGAAAGTTGGTTTCTACCTTGTGAATCCTGCTGAGATTGTTGCATACAATGTATGTTTCGATTAATCGAATTCAATATCCTGAGGGGATGAAATACTCCCCTCTATTTTAAAAATCCTTTAAAAAAATCCTATGTCGTGTGAGAATTTGGAATCTATTGTGAAGTCATGTAGCAATAATTCAGGAGGCATATTCAAGGTATATATCAACCAACAAGATAACATCGATGGCATCGAGTTCGCAGGTGCTCCAAACACATGGACAATCGATACTATCAATTTAATTGTTGGAGCTGATTTATACACTGAATTTGAAATCCGCAGAAATACCGGAAGTTACACCGAAGATGCAGCAATTGACTTAGTCAATGGTAGCTCATATGTAACTGCAACAATTAGCCTAATGTTCCACCGCAGAGATCAAGCGAAATCTCAAGCGATTAAGGTTCTTGGTGCTGGTCAACAATATTTGAACGCAATCATCCAAGATGCGAATGGTAAATTTTGGTACTTCCCATATTTACAATTGAGTGCAGTTGGTGAGGGTTCTGGGACGGCTCGTGCAGATGGCTCGAAATATTCCGTTACACTAATCTCTGAAAATGATTATTTATCATATGAGGTTGATCCTGCAATTGTAACTGCATTGATTGCTTAATATTTAATATTCCATAAAGAGAGCTCATCCATCCGGGTGAGCTTTTTTTATAAACATTTTTCAAGCTCAACTTAATATATATGTATGATTTACATTGATAAAGGTGAGGTTAATTCCATCGTGCTTACTTTAACTGAGGTGAGCACTCTCTCGAATCCGTATTATTTGTTCGTTTTTGAGAATGAAATGAACACTGCTCCCGATCCAATCCTATTCACAACCGCTGACATCTCCAATTGGAAGGAAAGATTCAATCTCTTTTTATTGGATGAACCGGTTGATGTGACATTGGTCAAAGGACAATACCGATATTCAGTGTATGAATCAACAATACCACCAACATCTATCCAGGACACGACCGGTGAGGTCATTGAAGAGGGGAGAATGGTTGTAAGTGGTGCAACAGTTAACTCAATTTATGATTAGAAATGGGATTATTTGACCGATTTAAAACAACAAAACAACAATCACCTGAAGTGGTGGAAGGATATCAATCCTTTTCAACACCATTTCTGAAAGTATTGGGAGGAAATCTTTCTCTTCCATATGTGAATGGCAGACATCAAACAAGTGGATATATTCCATTTGGATCCGATAATTTATTTCCTTCTCTCCTTAATCAAATAGTATATTCCTCACCACTCCATGGCTCCATTGTGGATTACAAAACCAATGCAGTAATTGGAGGAGGTATTGAATTGAGAGCAACAACCGCAACACCTCAAGAGTTACTTGATTTATATACATTCGAGAAGAAATCTCGACTTAAGAAAACAGTGCGAATCACCACCGAGCAATTGATTGTGCACAATCGTGTTTACTTTAAACTGTACTTTGATGATAAGATGAAGCTCACTCGAATGGAGAATGTATCTCCGGACAAAGTGAGAAGAGGTAGAAATCCTCAGGACTATTTTATTTGTGATGATTGGTCATCAAGAATCGATGTGAGAGATATCAAAAGATATCATCCAACTTGCACTGACAGATGCCAATTATTTGTGTATGAGGTTGAGTGTTTAGGTCAAGAGTGGTATCCGCTGCCGAAATATTCCTCGGCATTAAATTTTGCATATTTGTCAGGTGAACTTTCATATTTTGCAAAATCGAATATTCAAAACAGTGTATTCCCATCATTCGCAATGATGTTCCCTAAGCGACCGCAATCGGAAGAGGAGAAGAATGTCTTGAGATCCACAATGGAAAAGATGCGTGGAGCTGCCAACTCAGGGAAAGCAGTCGCATTTTTTTCAAATGGTCAAGACCAAATGCCAAAGATTGAAGCTATCCCAACAAATCAAAATGATAAGATGTTCCAAGAGGCATCCGGATTGAATACTGAGCAGATTTGTTTTGCTCACACTATTGATCCGATACTGATGGGAGTTCGCACAACCGGTTCCCTTGGCTCAGGTAGTGACATCAAACAAGCATATATAATATTTGAGAAAAATGTTGTGATGCCATTGAGAGAGATGATTACTGATATCTTCAATGAGATTCTTCACATCGCAAAAATCAATGCAGATTTCATGGTGAACAATTTCCAAATCATCAATGAAACAATTGTTGAGGTGGAAGGTGATGCATCAAAAACTCAAGATGCTTTGAATGCCATGAGTCCATTGGTTGCAACCAAGGTACTTGATACCATGACACCAAACGAAGTGAGAGCATTAGCATCGTTACCTCCATTAGAGGGGGGAGATGTTATTGCAAGTAATCAACCAATAACACCTCAAGCATAATGTTGTATTTTATCACTGAAACCTATCTAAAAACAAACACTCCAATCACTGCCAATGTGGATGTGACTGATGTCACTCCATACATTGCTACTCAAGCACAATTGAGAGTGATGCCAATACTTGGGACTGTATTCTACAATCACTTACTTGAGGCATACAATGATCAAAC